CACCATTCAATGGTACATATCTGTAAACGTCACTGTATCTGTCGTACATGTATTTGTAACCACTGTCGAATACAACATATGAAGACGATCTTATATTATCAAAGAAGTCGATAATATTTGCTTTTTGTGTATGTGAGTTAGTCACATTCACAACGTCTGCTCTCTGTGGAGAAGCAAAAACGACAGCGTCTTTTCTGTTTTCTGCGATTGTAATTACGTTGTCAACATGAGTTGTTGAACCTGATGGTCCACACATTAACAATGAAACGTCTTCAATATCTGAATCAGTAAACTTCTCGTAAGCAGTTTTTAATTCACCAGCTGTAACGGCAGAACCGTCAGAACCAGCGGATAATGATTCATTTGTTGGAGTAGTTACTGCTGTAAAAGTTGTACTAGCAGATGTTGATCCCCAATTTGTACCTGAACTGTTGTGGTCTGTCCAGTAAATGTATTGAGACTTATTGTATATTACATTTGGATAATAGTTATCATCACCTTGTGGTGTTTTAGCGTCTGAAGCTTTAGATAAGTTACTAAATGTTTCAATGATTGTACCAGGTTTACCTGATATACCACCGTCTTCATCAACAACAACAATGTGTATTTCGTCATTTGTACCTGATCTATCAGTTACAAAAGGTGAAGTACCTGGAGCACCGTCAACGGCGTCATAGTATCTCCATCTTCTTTTTACTGTAGCGTCATTTACAACAGCAGTTTGTAAACCACCTTGACCTAAAGGGTGTTGAACTATTGTTAAAGTGTTTGTTGATATTCCTGTTATTCTATATTTTTCACCAGTTGTAAAATCTGTTCCAGAAGCAGTTGTAGAGAACTCTAAAACGTCTCCTACACTAAAAGCTGTTCCGTCATCAACGTCAATAGTTGTGTCGCCAACGGCTGTTCCTGATCCTTCATTTACTAATGATGAACTGTTTTCTTCATAAGCAGTAGCACTAGGGCAAGTTGAAACTAATAAGTTATTTCCCCATGTTCCTGCTGTTCTAGCGGCGAAAGTTCCAATGTTTAATGAACCGTCCGCATAGTTGTCCTGATAGTCCGTTGTGTTTTTAATTAACTGTGAACTACCACCTGTATTTGCGTTTGTTAATCCAGTATTTTGTGCTCGAACTACCTTTAGAGCGTTAGAATATTGTAAGAACGAAGCGGCAGTAAAAAAATATTCAAATGTTGAAGTATTTGGTTTACCGAACGTATCTACTAAATCCTGCTCACTAGATACCGTGATTACTTCATCAAGTGGACCTTGAATTGCTTGTATAGCAACTCCTCCGATTGATGTTGACACGGCAGGAATGATTCTAGTTAAATCTCTTTCCTGTACGAGAACTCCTGGTGATACTTGAAATGCCATAAGATTCTCCTTAATTAGCTATCATTTATTAATTCAAAACTCGTAAGTTTTCTTACGTCCATAGTCAAAACTTTTTATACAGATATTTATAATAACCATAAATTACAGTCCTTTTCTAATAACTGGATGCCATACTGTACCATATTCGTCTGAAAATGATTGTTCTTCTTCAGGTGTACCATCATCTATAAAACCAAATGGTGCCATGTCTTGTTCTATGAGTTTTTCTTGTTCTACATAAAGTTGATTTCTAACGTTAGTATTGGTCATTTCTTTAAAATATGCTTGATTAGATAACCAACCAAATATAACTAAGCATGTAATTAAGTCATCATTACAACCGTCCTCAGCTTGCCAACTATTACCTCTTTTACTAAAAGTTGACATTTCTTCTATAATATTAAAGTCATTTACAATTAACTTATCACTTTCAACTAATGTCTTAAAGTTAGAACAACCTAGTTTTTTAATCTGTTTAGTCATTCTAACACCTAATGATGTTCCTCTACCACTAAATTGAGCACCAAGTAATTGACCTGCTCTACCTCTTTGAGTTGTCATTAATAAATTATCATACTCTATTTCAAAATGTAAAGCGTCTGATACTTGTTGTCCTAAATCATTGACTTCAACTAAAAGATGAGCAGTGTTATATGCTTTAGCAATTTTAGCTATAATATTAGGAAAAACATATGGTTTAATTTCATTATTTCTATATTTTGCTACAACTTTGTAAGGCATTTGTGTAACATCAAATACAACAAATGCTGAATAATCTTTAACTGTACCTCTTGCTACGTCAACTGTACAAACATAAGTATTTTTCTTTTTAGGTCTTTCATATATGTCAACACCTGCGTTTGATTCAATAGGTGGTAAATGAGCTAATGCTTTAATTTTTGATGGTGAAATTAAAGTATCTACACTACCTAAAAACTCACAATCAAACTCTGATTGAAACTGCTCAGGACTTGTGTTTCTAATTGTTGCTTCTTTCCAAGCTTCATCTCTACCAGGTACCTCTGACCAATGTACTTCAATAGGCACATAATCATTTCTATTGTTTTCAGCGTCAACCCACAACTTATAATACATATTCATTCCGTGTGGTGTTGATACTATAATCATTTTAGTTTTTTGACCAGATGAAATTGTAGGATAAACTGAACTAAAAAACTGTTCAGCAATATTTGCTGGAACGAAAGCAAACTCATCAAGGAATATAATGTTATATGAACCACCTCGAATAGCACTCGAAGATGTAGCAGCGGCAACTATTGTAGATTTATTTTCTAATTCAATATTACCTTTGTTCCAATTTATAATACCTTGTTGTAGCCATTTAGGTAAGTTTTCATATGCGAGTTGTAAACGACCAAGTATGTCTCTAGCAGTTGATGATTTGTTTGCTAGTATAGCAATATTAGAGTTAGGATTAAATAAAGCATAATGTAAAAGATATGATACTGTTGTTGTCGATTTACCTGATTGTCTAGGTAATTTACAAATAGTAAATCTATTACTATGTATTGTTCTCACAATATGTTTTTGAAAGTCGTACATTTTAAAAGGTACAAGACCTTCATCTAAAGATACAATCTTCATATAGTTTTCCATAAAATATAATGGATCTTCAGCACACTTTTGATATTCTACTATTTGTTCTTTAGTAAACTCAACAGGTGTATTTACTTTTTTTAGATTTGGGTTACCTAAATATGCGTCACTCATTTACTATTATACCTTCTATATGGGTGTATCCCATTTTTTTAGCAGTTGTAACTCTTTGACTGCCTTTTAAAACAACTAAATCTTTTTCTATATATCTAACACCTAAAGCACCTACTCTAGGATTAGTATGTATTTTTCTTTGTTCAACTTCAATAGGAGTTTGTAGCGTGTTTGATTTTAATAAATCTTCTAATACTAGATTATTTTTTTCATAGTATTTAACAAAGTGTAGATCACTTATCGCTAGTATCTTCTTTTTCGGGTGTGATATTTTTGCTTTTAATATTTTCATTTTTTAACATTTTTTGTAATTCAGCAGTAGAACCTACAAACAAAGCATTTTTAATTTGTGCGTTTGCTGTTTTAGGTAATTCTTTTAAATCTTTTAGTTTCTTTTGTAAGTCTTGTAATTTATCTACCGTTTGACCTACTTGTCCTATTAATTGACCAGCAACTTCATATGCTCTAGGATGTTGCCCTTCTCTAGCAATATCTAATATACCGTCTATTGCTTCTTGTCCTCTTTCAATAAGATTGTAATAGTTTTCTCTACTATATTTGTAATCATTATCTACGTCTGGACTTTCTTTTTTTTCTATTCTAGGCACAGCAGGTTTAAATTCTTTTTGAACAACAGGCTGTTTTGATTCTATGCCTAAAATTTCATTTACCTTATCTTCTAGTTTTGTCATAATTACTCATCACTGTCAGTTGATGGATTATATTTTTTACCATCTTCAAAGTTAGTTATTGTTGTTGTAAATCCAAAATCATCATCTGCGTCAGCACTTGTAGGATCAGGTGTAATCTCTATTCTAATTTCTCTTGCCTTGTCTGTTGTATTGGTATCAGAATACAAATCTGATTGAACAGTTTTGATAACACTTTGAGTTGTAGCAGGACCATATAAGTAAGTTTTAGCAGTAAACCCTAATGTATAAGTGACTGCTCGTCTTGTTGTATAATTACCTGTGTAACTATCTTCATAATTTACACTATTTAATACAATAGGTACGTCTCTCTTAATACTTAAATTAGGTATAGCATTTATTGTTACTGTATAATCAGGTTGAAAGAAAGGTAATATTTGTTCTATAATTTGTAAACCACCCTCAGCAGTTGCCGTAAAAGAAAATAAATTAAAACTAATATTGTATGGCACAGGCATATAATTAAAATCCATAATCTTTCCTGTTTTGCCTGTTTTAACTCTTTTAAATTTTTGAACTCTGGTAAGTTTTCTAGTAGGATCATATTGTATACCTGAAATCTCAAAACCTAATCTAGGTAAAGTAACAGCAAATTCTCTATTATCTAAACTAGGTTGTTGATCTAATCTAGTTAAAAACTTTTCTTTAGGTCCATAACCTAATGGAACTCTAATAGATTGAACTGTATTACCACTAGAGTCTTTTCTTCTTATTTGTATATTGTTAAAAATTTGACCGAACGCAATGGTCATTTTTCTTAAACTTTGATTGTAAAAATAATCTCCAAACATATTATAATCCGTTATCTACATCCCCAAAAGGATTTCTTTCTGTGAAGTCTAATATATCGTCTGCTGTAGATGATGTATCAAAACCTGCTTCACTATCTAGGTCTGTGTTATCAGCATATGGTGATTGTGTTTGAAGAGCATAAGTTTCTAATAAGAAATAATTTGACTCATTATCAACACTTTCGTTTTCTAATAATATTGATCCAACTTCATTTTCTAAAGTCATTTGATGAGCAAGTTGATCTAATGAATACTTATCTTCGCCTGCGTCAACAGTAGAAACACCTGTATCAATTCTTTCTGAACTATATTCCCAACGTGTAACTCTAAGTTTGTAAATAGGTAATTGACCTAATTGAAAGAATGGTTCCTGATCTTCAACAAATTGAATTTCAAAATAACTATTCATCAAAGGCATATAAATTATATCGCCTTCGTTTGGTCTGCCTGATTTTATTAGAGTAGCAGGATCATCAACTAAATCATTCCATCTTCTTTTAGCAATACAGAAAGTTGTATCGTCTCTGATCTCTAAACCAAACTTATTAATAATTTCTTGTTCACCAGCAAAACCATCTGTACTTTCAAAATACATTTCTGCTAAATAAGCAGCATTAAATTTAGACGCAACGTCTTCGCCTAAAATTAAGTCTTGGTTAACTAATGTTCTTGGTAAGTAATATACGTCATGTCCGTATATTTTAAGACCTTCTATGATTAGATTTTCATAAAGTCTTTTTTCATTTGTCGAACCGATACCATCGCCGCCTTGAAAATAATGGTTAACTGGCATGGCATTATCCTATCATTATAGCTGGGTTTAACTCGTATGTGGTTCTTAATTCTTGTTCTAGTTTATCTACGTCTGATAATGCTTCAGTATATATTTGTTGACCATTTAATGTAACACCACCTAACATAGCGACACCATTAAATTTTGATAAGTTAGCACCCCATTGTTTTTTAAATAAAGCAGTAACATATCTTTTTAAAAATATATCATTAAAAACGTCTGTATATGTTGTAGGGTCTAATTTTCTATAACATTCAATTACCAAATATTCATCTACCTGTAAATCATTGCCCCAATCCATATCAATGTAAAGTCTATTATCGTGTTGATTAAATCTCATAGGTTTTTCACCAACAAGTATATGATCTAAAAAATCTAGTTGTCTTAAAACAATGTCATAGTTAATTACACTAGTCGAAGAAAAGTCGTAAAGATCATTTAATCTTAATTGGTATCTAACATCAAATAAATTCATATTACCTTTATCTGAAAAAGGAAACATATTAATTACAGATACAACTGATTCTGGTACAACAAGATAATTATTATCTTCATTCCAAGTTGTTGTAGTAGAACCGTGAGTACCTGTTTCTGTTTCTGGATTAATAGCAGACAGACGAGTTTTATCTGCCTCTGTTAATTTATATTTTAGATATGTTCTTCTAATACCATCATAATGATATTGAGCATAATATTGTAGTGCTTCGTCCAATCTATCTTCTAGTTGGTCGTCATCTACATTTATTTCTATAACAGGTTTCCCTAATGCTCTTAAAGCATATTCTTTTAAATTTGCTCTACTTGATGGTGTTGCCATTGTTTATCCTTTTAAATATTTATAACTATTAACCAAGCGCAATTGCTTGAGAAATAGAGAACGATTGTGTAGCAAGTGTGCCTGTTATTACAGGTAAAGTTAAAGTTACGTTACCTGAATATGTTGAGTGAGCTGCTGATTTCAATGAAGTATAGTGAGCATTACTTGACTCACAATAAAATCTTTGTTCGGCAACACTACCTGATCCTGTCTTAATCTCAATTAATCCATCTGTTACAGATACTCCACCACTTGTACCATTACCATCTAAATTTACTTTACCTGATCCGTTAGGTAATAATTGAATATTAGCGTTTGATGTTGACACTAAATCATTACCATTAACATCTAAATCACCACCCAATTGAGGTGTTGAATCTTCTGCTACATTTGATATTGCTGAAGATGTAGCAAGACCAGCTACTACAACTGATCTAGCAACTTTTTTAAGTCCCCCACCTGAAGTATCAACTGCTAATAAAACGTCATCACTAGCAATTGTATCAATAGCAGATAATTCAGATACAGCTTTTGAACTAAATTTAGAACCATCAGCAACTAAAATATTACCACTTGTATTTGTAGTTAAAGTTATGTCGTTAGAATTTACAGTTAAATCACCATCTATTCTAACACTTTCGCCAAAATCTATTATACTAGAGTCAGCTGAAATAATTTGATTACCTGATATTGTAATACCACCAGATGTTATACTTGTAACACCTGTAATAGTAGCACTTGAAAAATCTACAGCACTAGCAGGTACTCCAGCAAGTCCTGGACCTAATTGTGATACGTTAATTCTTTTCTCAGTACCACCATCTGATATTGCTACTTTATCTCCAGCAGCAACTGTAATACTAGTACCGTCAGTCATGTCATCTATATTTAAAACAGCCTCTACATTACCAAATTCTAAAGCACTAGCGCCTGAGTTAACTTTTAATACTTGACCAGCACTACCGATAGATAGTGAAGCGCCTGTACCACCATGTGTTAATGCGATAAATTCGCCTGATTGATATTCTGCCAAACCTGTGGCATTATTATCATCATCAAATACGGTTCTTATCGGTGTTTTTACTGACATAAATCTCCTTAATTACAATATTTATATATATTCTCCATTAGAATGAAAATAACTCTACTCTACCTGCTGTTGTTCCATCTGCTTTTTTAAATGATGTAAATACGTTAGCTCCCTTACCAGATGTAGCAGCCATTTCAAAAGTAACGGCAGCAGTAGATAATCCACCAGATTTAGTAAAGAAAGGTACGTCTCTACTTGCTACACCCGAAGCGTCTGCCTTTGCGATACTTTTTGTACCTACTTTTGAACCAGTAGGCAATACAACACCTGTTGATGATATAGTTACTGTACCTGATCCATCAGATGATGAAATTGTAGCACCACCTAAATTAATCGTATTACCTGTTAAGAATAAATCTTTCCATCTTTTAGCTGAACTACCTAAACTTCTTGTACCATTGCCATCAGGTATAATATCTTGGTCAACTGCTGATAAATCAGAAGCAACTTCGCCAAAATCATATTTGCCTGTTGTAGAATTATATTTTAAAGCATAACCATTTTGTTGTGCCGAAACATCAACATCACCTAAATCTTTTAAATCACCAGCACCACCGCCACCTAGTGATTGTAGTTGTAAACTTGTTAGTTGTTTAAATCTTGTAAACTCTTTTGTTAACTCTTCAATTGATATACTACCACCATCTAATTGTTCTCTTAGTGATTTTGCTTTTCGAGTTAAAGTTTTTAAAACATCTTCTCTACTTACATAATTGTCAGTAGGTTTAATAGGGT